AAAGAATTGAAACAAAAGAAAGAATGGCAAATGGCAGGATGCGTTCATATCATGTTGCCGATAAGCTTTCAGTATCGACTAGTTGGGATATGATTCCTTCTAGGGCATACCACCTTTTCCCAGACTTTAATTCTAATGGTTTATCACCATATAATAAAACAAGTAATGAAGAGTTTACCGTTGATGGCGGTGCTGGCGGGGTAGATATGCTAGACTGGTATGAAAGATATACTGGATCATTCTGGCTATATCTGTCATATGATAAGCACACCAACTTTAAAGATTTAGCTGATGCTGATGCTGAATACAACAACTTAAACAAGTATAGCCAAGTCATTGAGGTATTCTTTAATACTTTTAGTTATAATGTTGTAAAGCGAGGTAACACAAGCTTTGACTTTTGGAATGTAAGCGTAGATTTGGAAGAGGTATAGATGTTTGTTAATGAAGAATTACAACAATATCTAGAAACCTCATCAAGTATTAATAGCAAACCGCTGGCTATTGCTGAATGGAATATGAATGTTGCTGAAAACATTTCTACTATTGGAAACTATCGATACCGTCCAACCGCAAGCCCAACATCTGATGATGGAGTATACTCCACAATAGCTGGGTCATTTGATATAAATGATGCAAATAATCAAGTAAAGTTTTATACTGGTGCTACGGATGCAGACATTGTAATTGATGGTGGGCTAGAGAACGATGATTCTCCAATTGCTTTTACCCAGCCAAATGAAAAAGAAAGACTTCTTTATTCCTTAGAAGATTGCTTTAGGAGATTCCGTCCAAGGTCTGGGATTAATAAGCTTAGATATTTTGAAGATAACTATACGCACTTTGTTAATACAGATTTAGCCAATAGGCCACGGTATTATATGGCTAGTCGTAAAGACTCCTTTAAGTATTGGACATCATACCGTAAAGAAAATGGTATTGATCGTGGTATTGCAAATCATCCTGCTGGAGCATTATTCTATATTGATGATGCTGCCCCATTCATAAAATATAAATCAGATATTCCAACTAATAAAATTGTTGTCAAGATGCAAACCAATGTTGGCGAAGTAGATCTTGGGCCATTCGTGGGCGGAGGATTAGAATTCAATGATCCATTTTATGGCACCGTAAATCAGACTACACCGACTAACTGGAAAATCCAGGTATTAAAAAATAATAACTGGTCTGATGCTATATCATTTAATCCACTGTCAACAAGGTCTAATGGTTTAGCAGTAATTAGCTCCGATGGCTATGTAGAGATTTCATACGGACTAATTATTCCAGATGAATATAAGGGAAGCATTTACTTTGATGGCAAATATCCATTTGAAAGTCTGCTGCCGGTAAGCCCAGCAATTAATAGTGCATACTTTGTGCAGGAAAATGATAACGACCTTGGCTCTATCTATGTATGGGATGGGGCGGAATATCAAACATTCACACCATCTTATGGCTGGTCTCTTGGCGAGGAAGCCATATCTGAAGAAACAAATTTTGTAACTAATTTCATTAATCCAGAATACTTTCTTGATTCTTCTACTGGAGAAACAAAGTACAAAGAGTTTGAGTACATCGGTGGTATAAGAGTGGTTGTAGATACAATGAACAAGTTTGGATCTACTTTTGATTTGCTAGAACTTTCTCCTAGGCTAACTACAAATATTACAGATAGAATTGTATCTTTTAACTTTAATAAAAGTGCTTCCGACCTGGGTATGAGTGGTATGCCAGTTGGCCAATTATTAGCATCTAATGGATCAATGGAAATATTTGACTTTGATGATTCTTTTAATAAAAATAATTCAGATAGCATTCTATCTACCTTTACTTCAAATAATCTTCAAGTTAAACTATTTGAAATTATTTATAACCTTTCAGACTCAATAGCGTCTTATCACGTACCTTTAAAAACTTTATATGCTGACGGTTTCCCAGAGTCATCGAGTAATAGTAGAAAAATAACCCTACCCCTAAGAGACCTTTTCTTTTACTTTGAATCGTTGAATGCACCACAGCTATTAGTAGAAAGTGCATCCTTGAGCTACGCAGTATCATTCTTGCTTGACTCTGTTGGTTTTTCTAACTATACCTTTAAAAGAATTGATGGAGAAGATGATCCTATTATTCCGTATTTCTTCGTAAAGCCAGAAACCTCAGTTGCTCAGGTATTGCAAGATTTAGCTGTAGCAACACAGACTGCAATGTTCTTTGATGAGTACAATAATCTAACATTGATGTCAAAAGATTATATGATGCCAACCATTGGAGAGAGAGATACAGATCTAGAGCTGCTTGGTTCTCTTGATCAAAATAAATTAGGGGTTGTTGAGAATAACAGTGTTAATCAAAAGCTTTCAAACATCGTAGAGCTATCTTCTAAGAATCAAGAAGTTTTTAATGATGGAAAAATTACTTTTCAGGAAAAATATATTGCTAAGACCTACGGCTCTTTAAAAGAAGCAAGCTATGTTAATCAAGATCAAAACTGGATATATCAACCAGCATTACTTTGGGAGGTAGCTGGGACAACACCTCTTAGGTCAATTGAGGGTGAACAGCAAAGCTCTTCTTCTTATACTCTTGCCGCAGTTCCTCTAAACTCTGACCTATCTGATGTAAAGCCATATGTAGCAAATAGCCAAATAGTCAACAATGTTATTGATTTTGGCGAGGGTGCATATTGGGTAGCGAGATACAATGGATACTTCTATGCTAATGGAGAGATCATTAAGTATGATGCTATTGAATATAGCGTATCTGGTATAGGTAATGTTTGGGTTAGTAGTCTTAGGGAGTACCAGAATTATTTCTCTAAAATACAGTTTGGTGGCAAGATTTACCCTACAGGACGTGTCAGGATCTACACAGAGCCCTTCTACGAAGAAATAAGTGGAATCACCTTAATGAAATCTGGTTCAGTTCGTAAGCACGGTAGGGAACAGTTTGGAACTGCTATTGCATATCATAATGCTGGCCTACCACAATATTGGTCAGATACAACTACGAATGCTCCAGTACGGGGTATTCACATGGACTCAGAATACTTATTCTCTACGTTTGATGATGGTATAGCCAAAGGCGTATATAATCAATCTAAAATTGAAATGAATGTATTAATAGATATTGAAGAAGCTGGAGCAATAACATCTGCGGCATATGGAGATGGTCAATGGGTTGGTGTTGGTGACGATGGAAAGTTTAGAGTTTCTGTTGATGGAGAAAGCTGGGTAGTAGGAACAGACATAGACTTTGTTGATAACTTTTCTTTTAACTCTGTAGCTTACGGAGATGGCCCATCATCGACTAGCAGGTGGATAGCTGTTGGATATGAAATAGATGGAAGTTCCACCACCTCTGCTATGGCCTACTCTGAAGACGGGGAGTCTTGGACAGAGATTGCTTCTGGGCTGGGTAGCATAAAACTTAATAAAATTATTTATGAAAATAATAAATGGGTGGTAGTTGGCAATAGTGGACTAATAGCTACCTCTACTGACGGCGATACGTGGGATATCAAGACTTCTAGGCTAGACTATACAGTATTTAATGATAAGCAGTCGAAGGTTCTTTCTGCTACCTTCCAAGAAAGTGGAATTCAAATATCTACAATTACTCAAGGTACGCCAGGGATACTAACAAAGAAAAGTCATGGGTTAAAAGAAAATGATAGGATTAGGCTAACAACTAGCGGATCTTTACCAACAGGACTCGACACTTCAACAGACTACTATGTTATCTACAGGAGCAATGATACCTTTGCACTTAAATTAACTAGTAATGGTCTTGCAATCAATACTACATCTTCTGGGGCTGGAACTCATAGGTACAACAAACTTGCTGCAACATTTACAGTAAAACGACACGGCTTTTCTGATAACGAACAAGTTAGAATAGTAGATGTTGGATCATTACCATCAGGAGTTTCTTCAAGTACAAAATATGCTGTTCGTGCAGTGAATAAAGATAGCATACACTTACTATCTTTGCCTGATTATATCCCAATAGATTTTGTTAGTTCTCAATCACCCTCCTCTCATAAGGTAGAAAGATTTGTAAACACTAACCTAAACTCAGTAGCGTATGGAAATGCTAATTGGGTAGTTGTTGGAAACAATGGATGCATATCCTATTCCTCTGATACAGATGACTGGGTTGCTGTAGATGCTGGATTTAAAACTGGTAATATATTTGACCTAGACTTCGGTTCTAATACCTGGATAATTTCTGGTGCATCTGGAAAAACAGCAAGATCTACTAATTTAGTTTCATGGAGCAAGCTAGATACTAAACTAAAAAATTCAATTAAGGCAGTCAGATATGCCAATAGTCAATGGATTGTCGCTGGAGATAATGGAGAAATGTCCAGGTCAACGAACATTACAAAGTGGAAAACTGTAAAGCCAAAATTTGGCACTAGCACAATTAATGAAATAAATTATGCTAACAACTGGCTAGCCATTGGTAATAAGCTGCAGGTATCTACATCTGATGACGGAATAACTTGGACAGACACATCACAAGAAAATGTTGGAGAGCTAAAGTTCACAACAGATATTCCCCATAACTTTACTCCATTCGATACAATTTCTTTTGTTACAACTGATAATTTACCACAAGATCTAAGTGTTGATGATCAATACTTTGTTACTCCCAAAAATATTAGCAAATATTCTTTTACTATTGCAAATTCTAGGATTAACTCTCGCAATGCCGTAACCATTCAATCTTCTGGAGCACAAGCTGGAACCCATAAAGTATCTTTGGATACAGTTCCAGATACACTGGAGATACAATCTATCACTCAGGATGGTAGTGGTTATGTCTTAGTGACTCTAGCCTCATCTCAAAATTTTTATGTTGGAGAAAGAGTTTTCTTTGGAGTAATCTCTGATGGAGGGTTTATAGAAAAACAAATATCTGGTGGACTAACTAGGTATGCATCATTCTATGTTCACACAGTAATTAGTGCCACAGAGTTTTTGGTTTCAAGCACCCTGTCTGGAACACCAGTAGCTCATAATGACCAAGACATAACTCTTAGTGATGGAGAAAGTTTTTGTGTAATCCTTAATTTAATTGATGAAATACTTAATACCACACTAATATCTCCAGACAATATTAGCCTTAAGGCAGGAAACCTTCTTGAAATTTCTGAGGGTTCTGGACAACTAGTTTCTCCAACCAGAGTTGCTACAACTAGACCAGCTACAGAAATAACAAAAACAATAAACTCAATTACAATAGCCAGTCCAGCAATTATTTCTGTTACAAACCACGGACTATTTGATATGGACGAGATCACTTTTTCGAGCACAGGTACATTACCATTTGGTATTGATCTTAATACAAAATATTATGTGCAAAAAATAAATGATAATTCTTTTAGCTTGCTTTCTGAAGATCTAGAAGAAATTATAACCTCATCTGAAGTCGTTCCAGATACAGCAACTAAAGAAATATCGAGTATAGACATAGTAAATAAGCCAAATCAAATACCCATAAACGATCATGGATTAGTTAAAAATGATACAGTAAAACTTTTTACTGATGGTGTACTGCCTACTGGTCTAAACACAACGACTATATATTATGTAAAAATAGTTGATGCCAACAATATCTATTTAAGTCTAAAGGCTAATGGATCAGTTGTTACTTTTACTTCTGCTGGGACAGGAAATCATACACTGGCATTAGCCTATAGAGAGCAATCCGGCACTCACTCATTTATAAAATCTTTTAATGATACAAATAAGATTATTTTGAATAGAGAAGTTGGAGAAACTATCCCACAGTACAATGTTTCTCAAGAAGAAATCCTTGTTGATCAAGAAGATGGTGAAACAGAAATACAGTACTACTACGATAATGTATCCTATAAAAATATTTTATCAATTATTGAAGAGCTTGAGGTCACAGCTTTGGACAAGGCTGGATATGGCCAAAGCAATAACTCCTTGGCAAAATCTTCTTCTAGAAATGGTATTGTTAAAAATTATTTAACTAAATCATCATTCAGTGAAACAGATATTAACAAATTTTTATCAACACAGACTGGAACAATACAGTCGTCTGCTTTAATTTTTGATGGTCCATCTTTTGAGTTTGAGTCTGGAGACAATGCCAGAGAGGCAATAGATTTTATTTCTTATGCGTATAAACCACTAGATAATAAATTTTCTCACTTTGGAACAAGAATGAGAATTATTGGTAAAATCACTCAAGAAGAAAATGAACAAATAATTTACAATAGTCTAAATTATTTCTTAAATCCAGAATACTCTTTAGACGAACAATTCTCCATTTATGGTGGATCTGCGGGAATTGGAATGATGGTAAATCCTGAAACAAATGTTGGGTATTACTTTGAAATAATGGCATTATCACAAGATGACTTATCAAAGTACGGGGATAGCTCTGGATTATTTAATGTTGTTTTTTATAAAATTGTTAGAAAAGTTGCCTTAGAAAGTGATGAGCCAGTAACAGATAGCACTAGGGCAATTCCAATTAAACTTTGGCAGGGCGTAACCAACATCACTGTTGATGATGGAACAATGGTTGGACAATTCAGAATGGCTAATGAGTCTAACCCAAGTGTATATGATATTTCTGTAGAATACGAAGACATTGACACCAACAATAGAAAATTTTATCTAATGATTAATAATAAAATTATTGCTGTTGTTAATGATTCAGACCCATTGCCAGTTTATAATAACATGGCATTATTTGTCAGGGGAAGCACCAGGGCAATGTTTGAAAATATATATGCTATTGCAAATAACTATAGCCAGAACACCATCTTTGAGCTAGATGCACCAGTCAATAGTGTCTTTGGGACGGATTCCTTAGATGTTTCTCAGTCATTTAGAAAGTATGCCCTTAGCGGTTCTGTTCAATCTACCTATCTTTCTGGAATAGGAACAAATGATCCTTCAAAGTACAGAATATATTTTGAAGAATTTGGAACAATAATGCGAGAATGTTCATACTTCAATGTTAAATATGATAAAGCATATCCAGCTCTTTATGCAGCCATGTCTGAAACATTTAACAAAATGAAGGGGTATACAGTTTCTGGATTTATCCCAAGTGCTTATGGAGCAGAGTTCTTAATCTTTAATAATACTGATACCGCTCTTAATCTAGACGAAACATCTGGGAACTATCTAAGAATTCAGGGTGTAACATTTACTCAGTCAACAGACAAAGAGCTTACAGTTGATGATTATTTTGATAGAGTTAGTAATTTTTCAGATCCAGACATAACTGAAGATGGTCTAATCGTATCGCCAGTTAGGGCAAAGCAGGACTACCTAGATATCAAAAATAGTAGACTAACTTATGGTAAAAAAGAGTTTAACATTTCTTCTTCTTATATTCAGAGTCAGGATGAAGCAAATAACTTAATGGCATGGATGATTTCAAAAATAATGAAGCCAAGAAAATCTGTTGGAATTAAAATTTTTGCTATGCCAACAATACAGCTTGGAGACATTGTATCAATAGACTATCAATCAAATGATTCTATTGAACAAATATCTTCCAATGATTCTAGATTTGTAGTATATAATATAGAATATTCTAGAAATTCAAAAGGTCCTTCTATGAATATATTTTTAAGCGAGGTATTGTAAAATGGTAGATGCAGTAGCTAATCAACCTAATTCATTAAACGAAAATACGTTTAAGCTGGATAGGTTTAAGATAGCTGACCCACAACATATTGTTTCTACAGATCCAGCAGCAAATGTCGAAGAGATGCAGAACACGCTCTGGCAAAACATTGGTGGGCATGAAATAATTTCTTTAGCCAGAAGAGATTTAGTAAGTGGTAAAAGAATTAGTTATCAAATTATTGCAGACTTACAAAAACTTGATTCTGAATATAATCCAAGAAGCATTATATCAATAGAAAACTCTTCCCCATTTTATTTTAATAATTTCGGTATTAAGTTTGAAAAATACCTGCCATCAGAAGATGCTCTGCAAACTGTTGATCCAAATCTAAGCAACCCAATTACAATTAATGCAAATAACGATATAACTATATATGTTTCCAACATAAAAGATTCTTATGAGGTAGAGGTACAGTCTATTGCGTCAGAGGAGCTTCTGCGTGATACAATATACTAAGAAGGTAAAAGGATGATAACTAACACTGGCAAAAACATTATTGCAAAATACCTGCTTGGGCATACAGGCAGCTATGCTTCCCATATCGCTATTGGCTGTGGATCAGTTCCATTAAATCAAACAGATTTTCCAGAAGACTATGCTAGCATTTATGAGGTTAAAGAAAATCTTGACTTTGAGATGTTCCGTGTGCCTATTACTTCTAGGGGATACGTAAAAGAAGATGGAAACACTTACGTTGTATTAACTGCAGAACTTCCTACCACCGAAAGATATGGTATGACTGAGGTTGGAATCTATTCTGCTGGTTCTAACCCAGAGGCAGGGATTGCAAATAGCAAACTGATACAATCATTTTCTGATTTAGAGGGTTGGGAATATCATAATTCATCTGCCGCTTCTGCTATAACAAAAGTAACAGAATCTTTAGATGACGGTACAAATGAAATATTTCCACTTGATGTAGAGGGGGCAGAGACTGGGTATGTAGCATTTACTGCTAGTTCGGATAACCCAACATTTCTTTATTCTGACAGAATTCAGCGGTATGAGGTGCCAAGATTTTTAGACACCTCAATTATTATTCGTGGAGATCAAGCAAATATAGCAATTAACAGTGGTGATCAAAGCTTGATCCCTAATGATACAACTTCTTCACACATACATTTAACTGGTGTATCTTTAACACTAGATCAGAATGCCCCCACAGATGAGCTTAAATTTGCGTTCTCACTAATAAATAGGGTTGGACAACCTGTAGGAGAAGATGTTCTTTTGGATGATCCAGAAGAAGTAAGGATAGTCCTAGAGTTTGCATCAGCAGAAGCAGGAGATGTGCAGTCTGCCATTCTTGATATTAAGCTTGTTAACGGAGAAGATGGTGTTGATTTTGCAGGAAATAGATACTTCGTTATAACTAAACAGCTTCAAGAATTGCGGAAAACAATTGGTTTTTCTTGGGACCAAGTTACGCTAGTAAAAGTTTATGCATCTGTTCTTGTTGGGGTAGACCTAGTTCCTTCTGACCAGTACTATATTGCTTATGATGGTCTTAGGGTAGAAAATAAAACTGACACTCACCCGCTCTATGGATTGACGGGGTATTCTGTTGTAAAAAACAGTGAAGGTACTCCAATCATTAAGGGCAAGAATTCAAGTAGCTTTGCAGAGTTTAGATTTGGTTTTGAGCTAAACCAATATGTGTATGCGTCAGGAAGTTAAAATTGGCAGAAGTAATTAAAAAGATAACTGTACCAGATAGTCTTCTTGTAGAGCTTGATTGGGAAACTGGTGGATATCTAATAAGATATAGAATTGTTTCGGAAAGCAAAAATATAAATTCTCACTGGTCTCCAACATATGTTATTCCAGTAGCAGATTTTGCTGATGTCGAAGGGCAATTTTATGAATCTGTTAGTGACACAGATATGGAAAAATATATTATAACCGTGGTCTGGGATGATGTATTTAACAGACCAGCATACGACATATTCGTTTCTTATCGGGGTAATGATCCAGATGATGCCTTTGCATATGACTCTGACATGTTTCATTATCATGGAACGTCTAAGACACATAACTATTCTTTTGTTCAGCGTGATAATGTTGTATCTAATAGGATTATTGTACAACCAGCATCAAACAAAAAATTAATTAAACCAAGCTTTATCATTTATGACTCTGACAACCCCATTGACACAGGATCTTAAATCTGATACAATACTATAAAGGAGAATTATGGCTAGAGTTCCAGTACCACAGCAAGGTCAACCACTAGATTTGGCATACATTTCTACGCTTGCAACTGCAGTCAATCAGCTTTCTGAAGAAGGTGCTGTATTGGCCCAGGGTAATAATTTTATTTTAAAGGGTAGGCTGAACGACACCCCATCATCATACAAGCTTTATGGTGCACAGATCATGGCACAAGAAATCATCTTTGTTGCTGGCACATCAGATACCCTAGAACAAAATGTAAGCTTTAGCCCATATAATTTTGCTTCACCGCCAATTGTAGTAGCTACACTAGTAAACCCATCAGATACCGAAGCGAACGTAAGCTTAAAGAATATTACTTCTGGTTCTGCCACGGTACTTGTAAAATTCCCAACATCACAGAATAACTCAAGTAGTGTAAGTATTATGGCTGTAGGAATTCCATCTAGTACATCATAGCTATCATGGATAGAGAGGCATATAACTCTGCCCCAGTTATTACTGGTAGCAAAAAGGTTTGGTTTTTAAATGGTGATCTTGTTAGAATCTATCACCTAAATAGAGCTGGTGGAATACTATCTGTTTTTAATATTATTAAAGATAGAATAGAAAGTTGTCTCCTTAGTGATTTTAAAAAGAATAGAGAAAAAGCTTACACAATAAAAGAAACAGCTATTCTTGTAAACAGGCATAAAAAATATTTACCAACTTTAATGAAAAAACAAATTATTCCACTACCAACTGGTTCACAAAAAGATGGGGTACGTGAATGGCAAGTAAGAGCATATTACTCAGCGTCTCAAGTCAAAGAAATCCGTGATATACTTGCAACGTACAGTAAAGGTTCTAAGAGAAAAGACGGGCTTATTACCAACAACTCACTACCTACATTTCAAGAGTTGAATCGTAGGATGGGAGATGGTATACTGACTTATACAAAGACAGAAGACGGACGGTTCGTTCCAATTTGGAATGAAACCTTATAGAAAGGGTATGAAATGGAAAACAGCGGAACAAAAGTAAATATCTCACTTGGATATACAATGAATCTAGGTAACTTCCAATCATTGCGTATTGATATTGGAATTGAAGATCAGCTTCGTGCAGATGAGACAGTGCAAGAAGGCTTTGATCGAGTGTATGGATTTGTTGAACAGCAGCTTGGGTCTAAGGTCCAAGAAGCAAAGTCTGAAATTAACGAGTAATGGCAGAGCGCAAATTGCGCATGGCCCTTCTGAGTAGATATGGCAAGTTACACAATACTCGCTATGGCGAACGGCCATCGCTTAATCTAAATACGGAACAGTGGGCAGCAGACATGCTCATTGAGTCTTATGGTCTTGCAGAGTGCTACGATATGCTTGACTATTACTTTGAGGCATCACCATCTCCTAGTTGGAAGTTTTTTGCAAACTATGCAGATAAGGTGCTGTACTCTATAAACAATATTGAGAGAGATAAACAAGAGCGTGCAGTAATGCGCAAACGGGCTAGGGAGTGGATTAATGAGTGACATTGAGTCAAAAGTAATTTCTGCTGTACTTCAGGATAAGCAGATCCATGTTTTGCTACAAGCAAATGTAGATAATCTTTTGCGTACGCATAAAGATATTTGGGAGTTTATTAGAAATTATGCAGAACAGAATAGCTCAGTTCCACCAACAGAGCTAGTCGTAGAAAAGTTTAGAGACTTTGAGCCAGCCCAAAACATTGGAACTACTAAGCATCATCTTGATGAGCTTCAGACTGAATACCTGACAGATAGCTTAAAAGAAATTATTAGAACCACAGCTGCAGATATTCAGAATAACTCTGGGAACAAAGTCTTAGAGGACATAATTCAAAAAACATCAGAGCTTAAGAAGAATACCGCTTCTATTCGTGACCTTGATGCCACAGATATTAAGGCTGCTATTGCATATTTTGATGATGTTCGTAAGAGGGAAGCACTTGGGTCTAGAGGGGTAAAGACTGGTCTTCCAGGATTTGATGACTATCTGCCGTCTGGTATCCTTCCAGGGCAGCTCGGTGTATTCCTTGCCTACCCTGGTATTGGTAAGTCCTGGCTGTCGTTATACTTTGCAGTACAGGCTTGGAAGCAAGGCAAGGTTCCACTTATAGTTAGTCTTGAGATGACAGAAACAGAAGTTCGTAATCGTGTATATACTATTATGGGTGAGGGTGTCTGGTCACATCGCAAACTAAGTGCTGGAGAAGTAGACCCAGATGATTTACAAAGATGGTACGATAAAAATATTGAGGGTAAGCCACCATTCTATATTGTATCTAATGATTCTGGTGGAGAAATTACACCATCAGTACTTCGTGGAAAAATTGATCAATATAAGCCAGACTTTGTGGTTGTTGATTATCTACAGCTTATGAGTCCAAACCAGAAGTCAGATAATGAAACTGTTCGCATGAAAAATCTTTCTCGTGAGCTTAAGCTAATGTCAAACTCAGAGAATGTTCCTATTATTGCTATCTCATCTGCCACACCAGACGATGTAACAAAGTTAGATACTGTGCCAACCCTTGGTCAGACCGCTTGGTCACGTCAGATTGCTTATGATGCCGACTGGGTAATTGCCATGGGGCGTGCTACAAATAGCGATGTCATGGAAGTTGCTTGGAGAAAGAACCGTAATGGTATGATGACAGACTTCTATATTCAAGTAGATTTCAATAAGGGATGGTTTAAGTACAAGGATTTTCAAGATATGTAGTTATAATTAATACATGATAACCATCCATCATAAACCATTAAAGATGTTTAATATAGATGGAATGATCCATAGTGATTCTATAATCATGAGGATTAGGGATGAGTATATTAATTTAATTAAAAGTAATATGAATATTTTGGGGTATGTGCCAAGGCTAGATATTGACCCAGACTTCACAGTAGAGTATAATAGAGACAAAGATTATTTTGAATTTGAACTATCAATGTATGGAATATTCGTAGGAAAGAAGAAGGTAAAATGGATTTTGGGAGTAGACGGAACGGTGGTGGTTCCTATTCTGAGCAGCAGGTCAAACGAGTTCTCATCGGAAGTGGTATAGATATTGAGAGAGATCTTGATAATGACTTTATTATCTTCTGCCCATTTCATGGGAACTTTAGAACACCAGCTGGTGAGGTAAACAAAGAAAGCGGATTATTCTTTTGCTTTTCCTGTCAACACACATCAGATCTTATTGAGCTTGTAATGTATGTTACAAAAAGAACATACTTTGAGTCTGTTAGATTTATTGAGACTAAGAATGTAGCTGTTAATTTTGAATCAGACATAGCCTCTAAGCTAAACTTTAAGCCAGACTTTATCCAATTTGATGATGTGATGATTAAAAGATTAAACAATCAAGCACTAGATTCTCCTAGGGCTATGAGGTATTACTCTGGAAGAAGCATAACGGAAGATTCTGTAAGGAAGTTTTCTTTAGGTTATTCAGATAAAAATGATATGGTAACAATTCCAGTTACCGCACCTGATGGTATGATGATTGGCTTTGTTGGTAGATCTGTCGAGGGTAAAGAGTTTAAAAATACTAATGGACTATCTAAGAGCAAGACATTGTTTAATCTTCATAGAGTAAAAACATCTCGTGAGGTTTATGTGGTAGAGTCGTCTTTTGACGCAATACGTTTAGACCAGGTAGGATTGCCAGCTGTGGCTACCCTTGGTGCCAACGTATCAAATAAACAAATAGATCTTCTTCGTCAACACTTCAATGAAATTTTTGTCATTGCAGATAATGATGAAGCAGGAGGAGGCATGGCTAACAGGATAGTTGAAAGACTAACTGGTCGTGTTTCAGTAATAAGGCTAGACAAAAAATACAAGGATATTGGTGATATGGATGATGAATCAATAAAGAGTTTAAATTATGGGTTTGACAAATCAATAGCAGCAATGTTACAATAAAAATAACAAACAGAAAGAAAAAGGAGAAACACAAATGACAATCATTACGGGACTAGCAAATATCAACGCACTGGTTGATAAGCCACGAGGTGGGGATGGGCCAAAAGTACGTTGGCTTAAGCTGTCTGACGGACAATCTGTCAAGCTTCGTTTTATTGAAGAGCTTGACGAAGAGTCGCCCAACTATAATGTTGAGCGAGGACTATCTCTTGTAGTTAAGGAACATGTTAATCCAAGGGACTTCAAGCGTCGTGCAGTAGATACGATGGATTCTGAGGGACGTGACTGGGCTGAAGAACAGCACCGTAAAGATCCAAAGTCTGGCTGGAAAGGTAAGCTTCGTTTCTATTGCAACGTATTAGTTGACGATTCAATCGAAGATCCCTATGCAGCAATTTGGTCTGTTGGTGTTAGCAAGATGACAGTCTTTAACACTATCCGTGAGTATGCTCTGGAGACTGGAAGCATTTCCAATCTAACATGGAAACTCAAGCGAAATGGTCAGGGAATGGAAACAAACTATACCTTGTTGCCATCTTTGCCAGATGCAGAACCATTTGACTGGTCTTCTGTTACGCCATATCCTTTGGAGATGGCTCTTCGCCAGGTTCCATATGCAGAGCAGGAAGCATTTTACATGGGGTTTGACTCAGCGTCATCCACATCATCTTCTAACGTTGAGTGGTAATCTAATTCAAATTAGTGGGGGGCAGGAAACTGTCCCCCACTTTACTAATAAATTCTAGACGGAAAAGGGTATATGTCTTACAACGGTCTTCACGTTCACACGCACTACAGCTTGTTTGATGGTATTGCTACACCAGCAGAATATGTTGAGCGTGCTTCCGAAATTGGCATGTCTGCCATTGCAATTACTGATCACGGTTCTCTTTCAGGACACAGAGAATTCTACCGTGCCGCAAAAGAAAAAGGCCTCAAGCCAATCCTTGGTGTTGAAGGATATATTACACAAGATAGATTTGATCAGCGTGATTCAAAAGATAGGTCTGAGCCATTGGACTTGGTCTACAATCACATAGTTATTTTAGCTAAGAACCAAAAGGGACTAGAAAATCTTAATAAGCTTAATGAGATTGCATGGACAGAAGGTTTCTACAAGAAGCCAAGAATTGATTATGAAGTACTTGAGAAGTACAAGGAAGGCCTTATAGTAACTTCTGGTTGCCTTAGTGGCACTGTTGCAAAAGCTATTGAAGCTGGAGAGCTAGCAGAAGCTAAGCGACAGATTGAGTGGCACAAGAATGTGTTTGGGGATGACTACTACATTGAGATTATGCCACATAACCCAGCTGAGATTAATCTACAACTTCTAGCTTTAGCGGATGAGTTTGGGGTAAAGCCAGTAGTCACACCTGACTGCCACCACGCACACACAGGCCAGAAAGAAATCCAGGAACTTAAACTTATCCTAAATACTTATAGCAACAAGGTTCAAAAAGATGCTACATATGAAAAGTCTAAGGCACATGAAAATGTGATGGACAGGCTTGACTATCTATATGGGGCAGATCGTGGAATATCGTTTAGCAGTTTTGATATTCATCTTCTTTCTGATGAAGAGATGCATAATGCTATGAAAAAGCAGGGCATTGATAGAGAAGATATGTACATAAGTACACAAGAGATTGCAAACAAAGTACAAGATTATATTATTAATGATCATCTTGATTTGCTACCAGCTCAATACCAGAACCCTAGCAAAGAACTCCGTGAGCTGGCCGTACAGGGCCTCTCAGAGCGTGGTCTGGCAGACAATGAAGATTATATTAAAAGGCTTGACGAAGAGCTAGAGATTATTAATAACAAGAACTTTGGACCATACTTCTTAGTTGTGCGTAACATGATTAACTGGGCAAAGAAAGAGGGAATCATGGTAGGGCCAGGACGTGGTTCTGCTGCTGGTTCATTGCTATGCTATTCTCTTGGTATCACAGACATTGATCCTATTAAGTATGGGTTACTGTTCTTCCGTTTTATTAATCCAGAGCGTAATGACTTCCCAGATATTGATACAGATATACAGGACACAAGGCGTGAAGAAGTTAAAGATTATTTAGTTAGACAGTATCGCCATGTTGCTTCTATTGCAACCTTCCTACAGTTCCGTGGCAAGGGTATCGTAAGAGACATCGCTAGGGTATTATACATACCACTAACTGACGTGAACAAAGTATTGAAGATGGTTGATAGCTGGGATGAATACGTTACGTCTAAAAATACCAAATGGTTCAGGGAGAAGTATCCAGAGATTGAACAATATGGAGAGCTTCTTCGTGGTCGTATTCGTGGGACAGGCATCCACGCTGCTGGTGTTGTAACAAGCAAGGAGCCTATCTTTCGCCATGCTCCAATGGAGACTCGTAATTCACCAGGCAGTGGTGAGCGTATTCCAGTAGTAGCTGTAGACATGGAAGAAGCAGAACGGATTGGTCTTATTAAGATCGATGCTCTGGGTCTTAAGACTTTAAGTGTGATTAGGGATACCTTAGATATCATCAAAGATAGAACTGGACAAAAGATTAATCTATTAGAGATTGACCTACAGGATTCTAACATATATGAAATGCTTTCTGCTGGACATACCAAGGGTGTCTTTCAGTGTGAGGCTACTCCATACACAAACTTGCTTGTAAAGATGGTAGTAAAAAACTTTGATGAGCTAGCAGCTTCTAACGCTTTGGTTAGACCTGGTGCAATGAACACAATTGGTAAAGACTACGTTGCTCGTAAGCATGGTCGCCAGAGTATATCATTCTCTCATCAAATTATGAAGCCATTTACACAAGATACCTATGGTTGTATCTTGTATCAGGAGCAGGTCATGCAAGCCTGTACTGAGCTTGGCGGTATGACAATGGCAGAAGCCGATAAGGTTCGTAAGATTATTGGTAAGAAGAAAGATGCCAAAGAGTTTGATCAGTTCAAAGATCAGTTTGTTAAAGGTGCATCACAATACCTTTCTCCAAATAAGGCTGAGGAGATGTGGCATGACTTTGAGGCTCACGCAGGGTACTCATTCAATAAGTCTCACGCTGTGGCATATTCTACAGTATCTTATTGGACAGCATGGCTAAAGTATTACTACCCACTAGAATTTATCTTCTGCATTCTTAATAATGAAAAAGATAAAGATGTGCGTACAGAGTATTTGATTGAAGCCAAGCGTATGGGTATTTCAATTAGACTACCACATATCAATGAGTCTGACAATGACTTTAAGATCGAGGGTAAGGCTATTCGCTTTGGACTATCTGGCATCAAGTATATCTCTGATGTTATTGCAAATAAGTATATTGCTGCTAGGCCATTTACTTCCTATGGCGAGCTTGAGAAATTTACTTTGACAAAAGGTAATGGTGTAAATACAAGAGCCCTGAATGCAATGAATCTTGTAGGAGCAGCAGCATTTGGCGATAATCCAAGAAGCGATGATGACATAAAGCTTAACCTATACGAATACCTAAACCTACCAGAGTTTAATCTCCATGTTCCTCCACACTATTTAGCCTGGATTAGTCAAATAGAAGATTTTGATGAAGCTGGATCATTCATCCTAATGGGAATGGCTAGGAGCATCAAGAGAGGCCCAGGTTGGTCGAGGGTAGAGGTATTGGATAAGACTGGTGCTATTGGAATCTTTGATGATGAACAGACAACTATTGAGACGGGTAAGACATATATATTCTTAGCTTCTAATAATAGAATTATTGAGGCAATTCCTGCAGATGAAATAACAGACCAATCTAATCCATTGATTAAGTTCTTAAACTATAAGATGTTGCCGTACAGTGGTGATGAGCTTTATGTTGTATCTTTTAAACCAAGAGTAACGAAGGCTGGTAAGAAGATGGCTAGCATGACGTTAGCTGATTTGTCAAGAGATTTGCACCCAGTGACAGTGTTTCCAACACAGTTCGCTGATGCATATATGAAAATTAAAGCTGGTAATGCTTACCGCTTTAAACTAGGTAAAACAAAAGATGGGACAGTGATATTAAATGAAATACTTGGATGAGATGGCAGAACACCTGCACCAGGTTGCAACAGAAAAAGGCTTTTGGCCAGACAAGGTAGACGATATCTTCATTACCAAACAGCTCATGATGGTTGTTTCAGAAGCCGTAGAGGTTATGGAAGCAATCCGTAAAGACAAAGGTAAACAAGAGGTTGCTGATGAGATGGCAGACATTATCATTAGGACACTTGACTTATATGCTGGTTTGGTGGAGAATGGTTATACAGACATATCTTTAGATGATGCCTTAGATAACAAACTTAACTTTAATAAAACAAGGCCAGAAAGGCACGGTGTACGTTTTTAATGACAACTATAGAGGAAGCATTAGCACAACTAGATCCAAAGATTAGGAAGCGATTAGGCCCAGCAGTGGGTATTAAAACAGAGTTTCAGCCCACTCCTAGCCCAGGGCTAAATAGAGCATTGGGTGGAGGACTTCCTTATGGTAGGCAAGTTCTACTTTGGGGAAGTAAAGCTAGTGCAAAATCATCGCTATGTATGCAGACTATTGGATTAGCACAAAAAGAAGGTAAGCTTTGTGCTTGGGTAGATGCAGAAATGTCTTATGATGAAACTTGGGCACAAAAGCTAGGGGTAGATACCTCACAACTATTATACTCAGAAGCTCGTAGCATAAATGATATGGTAGATGTAACTGTAGCAATGCTGCACGCTGGAGTAGATTTAATTGTTATTGATAGCATTAGCTCATTACTACCAGCGGTTTACTTTGAGAAAGATTCTACCGAGCTAAAGCAGCTTGATCAGACTAAACAGATTGGTGCTGAGTCCAAAGATCTAAAACATGCTTGGATGATGATTAACTATGCAAACAACCACGAGAAGCCATCATTAATTCTTGCTATCTCTCAAGCTAGGAATAACATTACCCCAATGTATACCCAGTCTGTTCCTACTGGTGGGAATGCAACACAGTTCTTCTCATCTACAATTATCAAACTGTTCTCATCGTCATCAGACAATCAGGCTATCAAAAATAAGATTAAGTCTGGAGACAAGTTAATTGAGCAAAAGGTTGGTCGTAAGGTTCGATGGGAAGTCCAAAACTCAAAGACATCTGCTCCAGGAGAGTCTGGGGAGTATGACTTCTATTTCCGTGGTGAGCAGATAGGAATTGATGCTATAGGAGACCTTGTAGACACTGCAGAAATGCTTGGTCATGTTTCTAGGACTGGTGCTTGGTATCAGCTTGATGATGGCACTAAGGTTCAGGGTCGTGAAGCTTTTATCGAGAAAGTAAAAGAAGACAAGTCTTTACAAGAAAAGTTGAGGGCAAGCATTGATGGCTAGATACACAGTTTATAACGGTGTTTTTAATTGTCATGATTGTAAGCAACCAGTAAGTAGTCTTAGGCTATATGAAGATAAAAAAGAGTTGACTTGGATGTGCAAAGATAAACATCTTTCTGTTGTTTCTCTTTTAAGTAAAAAGAAAAGAGATCATTATGAGCGAAAGATCTGAGGGTAAAAGAATTGGAGCTAAGCTACATAAAAACTCTGGACGAAATACCAAGAAGGGTGATGCAAGCTGGTATAACTTTGTTATTGACTTCAAAGAAGTTGGTAAGAGCTTTACTTTAAATAAAGATGTATGGGCAAAGGCTACGACTGATGCCTTGAAATCTAACAAAGACCCTGCTATAGTTGTAGTTATGGGTAGCGAGGGTATAAAGACAAGGCTAGCAGTCATTGAGATGGCATTGCTAGAACAATTGCTAGAAGAGAGAGAACAATGAAAATATTAATGCTGGATATAGAAACTACACCAATGCAAGTATATACCTGGGGACTTTGGGACCAGAACATTGGGATCAATCAAATCATCAAATCTACGGAGATGATGTGCTTCGGTGCAAAATGGCAGGGTAAGAAATCAGTTACCTTTAAGTCAGTCCATCACGATGGCAAGAAGGCTATGCTAGAAGAGCTTCACAGCATGATGGAAGAAGCAGATGCCCTTGTTGGTTGGAATTCCGCTGCCTTTGACCACAAACACATCAAGAGGGAGTTCCTTGAAAATGGAATGGCTCCTCCGTCAATCGTTAAAGACTTGGACCTTATGAGCATTGTAAAAGCCAACTTTAAGTTTCCATCCAATAAGCTTGACTATGTTGCACAGGCACTTGGTGTTGGTGCAAAGGTCAAGCATTCTGGTTTTGATCTTTGGATTAACTGTATGGCTGGAGATAATAAAGCATGGAGTGAGATGAAGAAGTACCAGATTCAGGATGTCGTACTTCTAGAAGAACTTTACCGAGTACTGCTCCCTTGGCTACCTGGATCATCAAGTGTTAGTATTAAGGAAAGACAAGAAATTTCTGAGCAGGAGAAGATGGTACAATAGTATGGTGACAACAGAAAATAAAACAACAATTGATATGGTTAACAGTTTATCAGATATAGCAGAATTCATGGGGGATGAGGATCTTACACAGGCCCTCACTATGGTGGCTAAGCTGATACTAAAGCCAGATATTCCAATCAGTGTGGCTACATTAGAAATTGTACGACTGCAAGCTATTGCAGCCAAAATGTCTTTTAAGGCAACATGGATGGCCAACGTAGATAAGGGAGATAGGGCTAAAAAGAATATATATTTTACAGCTGCTTCAGCAATTAATGATCTTGTAGCAGCTCTTAAATATATTACCCGATAAAATTATGACTAAAAGTTTATTGCAACAAATTATGGTAACTAGTGACAGCGATAGCACATCTGCAAGACAAGAGATGGGAGAGTTAATTGAAAAGATTAACTCTGGATATATTGCTAAACGTGGCCCAAAGCATCAGCAAAAGAAAACCTTTGCCCCATCTACCATTGCCTATGGGCATGGTGAATGTGCACGGTATTGGTATTTAGCTTTTGAGGGCGGTACATTTGAAGACTATGCAGATCCATTTGCAGGTGCCAATATGACTAATGGTACTAAGTCTCACGAACGTATTCAGCAAGCAATGGCAGATGCTGGGATTGTAGTTGATTCAGAATTTAAGATTACTTATAACGATCCACCAATCTTTGGCTATGGCGATGTTATGGTTAACTGGAAAGGCGAAGAGCTTCTTCTAGAAATCAAAACAGCTATGGCTGAAGGATTTGAGTATCGCAAGAAGACACGTAAGGCGAAGAGCGGTCACCTTATTCAGCTTCTTATTTATATGAAAATCCTAAAGAAAGCAAGGGGTGTACTAGTATACGAGAATAAGAATAACCACGAGCTGTTGGCTATTCCTGTTGTAGTAAATGACTATTACATTAAATGGGTAGACCAGGCATTTGAATGGATGAGAACGGTTCGTAAGGCTTGGGAAGATAAAACTCTTCCAAGCAAGAACTATAGGTCCAATTCAAAGATTTGCAAGACTTGTCCACTGGCCAAGGTTTGTGCAGATGCTGGTGCGGGAGACGTTAAACTTAACTCTCTGGAGCCAATAAATGAAGAACTGTCAATGGTGTGACGCACCCTTTGAGACTAAAATATCCTATAAGATCTATTGCTCTCCTGCGTGTAGGGAAGAAGCAACAAAAGATAAGATAGCTCAAAAATATGCACAAAGACGCAGAGCTAAAATGATGAACAAAAAAAGATTTTGTAAGTCATGCAATGCACCACTTTCGGCATACAATGATGAAAGCATATGTCATGCCTGTAATGTTAATCCAAAAGATGTTATCAAGGCTTTGAAGCAGCTTAAGGATATTGCTGATGGTAAGTCTTAATACCCTAAACCCAGTGCCAAAGAAGATATGCTCAATTGATGCTAGTACTAATAACCTAGCCTTTGCAGTATTTCATTCTGGCACCTTGGTTGAGATTGGTAAGATTAACTTTAGTGGATCAAATACTTACCGCAAAGTATCTGACTCTGTAAGAAAATCTAAAGCATTCTTTGCACACCACAAAGATCTTGATGCGATTGTCATAGAACACACAATTTATTTAAATAGTGCAAAAACTGCAGCTGATCTTGCACTAGTTCAGGGTGCAATGCTTGGCGGTATATCTTTGAATGGCGTAAAAGTCATTAAGTCTATTAATCCTATTGCTTGGCAAACATTCCTAGGTAATAATAGATTAAACAAAGAAGAAAAAGATTTAATTAGATATGAAACACCAGGTAGAAGTATAGCTTGGTATAAAAATAAAGAGCGTGAGTTTAGAAAGCTTAGGACTATTAGCTTGGTAAACGAAAAGTATGGTCGAACCATAAGTGATAACGACATAGCTGATGCCGTTGGCGTAGGACATTATGCATTACACAATTGGCAAAAGCTGGCTTGACAAGGAGGGGATATGGCTGCTAAACTATATCAGAGCGAGATGTGGTTGCGTAAAAGATTTCATCTGGATAGAAAAACCCCAGAAGATATCGCTAAAGAATGCGGAGTAACTGTAGAAACAATCTATGTTTATTTGGCTAAATTCGGATTAAGAAAATCTAGACGGTGAGCAAAGAGTTAGTATTATTACTTATTGCAAAGGAGAAAAATGAGAGAGTATAGCAATATAGAGCAGCTGTCGTTTGATGACATCTTGCTAGTTCCACAACATTCCGAGGTCAGTTCTCGTAGTGATGTTAGTTTAAATACAAAGATTGGTATTGGATCAACAAGCATTAATCTTAGTGTACCAATTATTGCAGCACCTATGGATACTGTTTGCGAACAGGATATGGCTATTGCTCTTCGCAATGAAGGTGGTATTGGTATATTCCATAGGTATATGCCGATTGGTCGTCAGGCAGAACAGATCAGAATGGCTAAAGCTCATCGGGCAAAGTCTGGTGGGTCTATTGGTGCCAGGGGAGACTTTTTAGATGATGCCCTCCGTATAGTAGAAGCAGGAGCATCTCTTGTATTGGTTGATGTAGCCAATGGTCACAGCGAATATGCCATCAAAGCAGTTCAAGATCTTCGTTCAATGTTTGGTGCACACCTACACATTATGGCTGGCAATGTAGCCACGTGGGGAGGATATGCAAGACTTGCAGATGCTGGTGCAGATTCTATTCGTGTTGGTATTGGTGGAGGATCTGCCTGTACTACTAGAGTAGTGAGTGCTCACGGAGTTCCTACCCTTGCATCTATTCTTGATATTCGAAATCGTATCCCATATGGTACTGGCCCTAGCCTAATTGCTGATGGTGGAATCAGAAACTCTGGTGACGCTGCTAAAGCATTAGCAGCTGGAGCTAACGCAGTTATGCTTGGAAGAATCCTTGCTGGAACAAAAGAATCTCCAGGAGAAGTTGTGGATGGTCGTAAGGTCTTCCGTGGGATGGCATCTAGGGAGGCACAGGAGGAAGGCAGAGGCTCTGTCTCTGGGGTAGAGGGTATTACGACCACTATTCCTTATACTGGGACTGTTAAAGATGTTGTTGATGACTTTACTGCAGGTCTCAGAAGTGCTCTGTCTTATACTGGTGTTCATAACCTTATTGACTTCTATGCTGAGAGCATGTATAATAGAGTATCAAGCAGTTCGCTAAATGAAACTAAACCTCACGCAAAGGAATAAAAATGGTTCGTGGTCGTAAGACAGGCTCAGGAGATGCTCCCACTAAGTTCTTTCGTTTCCCAGAAATCACGGTAGATGGATTTCTTATTGAAAAAGGAGAGATCGTCAAGATCAAAGACGAGTGGGGTATGAGATTTAAGTTTGATAGTCTTGTTACTAATACTGAGACTGGTGCCCAATGGGTAGACTGCTTTGAGGTCTATAAAATGCGTACAGGTGTACTAAGATCCTTTAAGATAGATAGAGTAAAGAGAATTCCCAAGAGAAGGGCTAGGCGTAATGCAAAACGAGGAACAGCTAGTACAACACCTTGATGAAGTAAATAAGGTTGTTGGAGAATATCTAAAGGGTAGCGACCCTACTAAAATTTCTAAAGAGTTGTCTATACCTAGGACAACAGTAGTAAAACATATTAAAGAGTGGCAGATCATGGCCTCTGACAATAGTGCTATTCGTGCAAGGGCTAAAGAAGCTCTGGCTGCTGCAGATGAACATTATAGTAGACTAATTACTCATACATATGAGGTAATTGATGAAGCTACAACTACAGCTAATCTAAGTGCTAAGACTGCTGGGATTAAATTAGTCATGGATATTGAGTCAAGGCGTATTGAGATGCTACAAAAAGCTGGTCTATTAGAAAATAAAGAGCTTGCAGAAGAGATGATGGAGATTGAGCGTAGGCAGGGAATCTTGATGAATATTCTTAAAGACATTGCTGCTGAGCACCCAGAGATTAGGGATAAAGTTATGCGTAGACTATCAGAAGTATCTAGAAATATTAATGAGACAGTGACAATAATCCAAAATGTTTGATGATTTCCTTGAGGTTCTGCAGGATAACCCATTTGAAGAAGAGCCAGTTGATGTCAAGACCTTTGTAGAGGGTGAGCACTACCTTGGCCAGCCACAACTATCTGATATTCAGTACGATATTGTTCTTGCTATGAGTCAAATCTACAAGAAAGAAGAGCTTCAACGCCTCATGGGTAATGATGAGGGCACAAAGTTTTATAAGAAATATACAAAGAATGAGGTAATTCTTCAGCTCGGCAAAGGTAGTGGAAAAGACTTTGTGTCCACAGTAGCTGTAGCATATATTGTGTATAAGCTTCTATGCCTTAAAGATCCAGCAAGATATTACGGTAAGCCTTCTGGTGACGCTATTGATATTATTAACATTGCTATCAACGCACAACAGGCTAAGAATGTTTTCTTTAAAGGTTTTAAAACCAAGATTGAAAAATCACCGTGGTTTGCTGGTAAGTACTATGCCAAGATGGATTCCATTGAGTTTGATAAAACTATCACTGTATACTCTGGACACTCTGAGAGAGAATCTCATGAGGGTCTTAATCTATTGGTTGCTATTCTCGATGAGATTTCTGGTTTTGCTAATGATGTTGGAACTGGCAATGAGCAGGGCAAAACGGCAGATAATATCTATAAAGCATTCCGTGGTACGGTAGACTCTCGCTTCCCCGATCTTGGCAAGGTAGCACTACTATCATTTCCAAGATACCCTGGAGACTTTATTTCTAGCAAGTATGAAGACTCTATCATGGAAAAAGAAACTATTGAAAGAACTCATACATTTATTATGAATCCAGATCTGCCAGAAGATCTGACTGGCAATACTCTTGACATAAGCTGGGATGAAGATAATATTATTGCATATAAGTATCCTAATGTATTTGCTTTGAAACGCCCTACTTGGGAAGTAAATCCAACAAGGAAGATCGATGACTTTAAGCTAGCATTTTACACGGATCTCGGTGATGCTATGATGCGTTTCCTTTGTGTGCCAACCTATTCTTCTGACGCATTCTTTAAGCAGCGTGAAAAGGTTTCTAATGCTATGTCAACTAGGAATCCTTTAGATACCTTTAGAAGGTTCGATCCAACGTTTAAGCCAGACCCAGATAAGGTTTACTTTGTCCATGCCGACCTTGCACAACGCCATGACAAGTGTGCTGTAGCAATTGCACACGTAGATAGATGGGTTAACATTCAGGTTATCAAAGACTATGAGCAGGTTGCTCCAGTAGTTGTGGTTGATGCTGTGGCATGGTGGGAGCCAAAAGTTGAGGGGCCAGTTGACCTATCCGAAGTAAAGAAGTGGATTCAAAACCTAAGAAGGCTAGGATTCAATCTTGGCATGGTTAGCTTTGACCGTTGGCAATCATTTGATATTCAAAATGAATTAAAGCAGGTAGGCATAAAAACAGAGACAGTATCTGTAGCCAAGAAGCACTATGAGGATATGGCTATGCTTGTTTATGAAGAAAGACTAGCAATGCCATCAATTGATCTTTTATTTGAAGAGCTTACTGAGCTTAAAATTGTCAAGGGCAATCGTGTAGACCACCCTCGTAAAAGTTCTAAAGACTTAGCAGATGCTGTATGCGGTGCAATCTTTGGTGCCATATCTCATACACCTAAAAATCTTAACCAGGAGGTTGAGATACATACCTTCAGGGATAGGTCTAAGCCTCGACTTGAAGATCTACCAGCTAACGTGATACAATATAAACCTGTCCCAGAAGACATTAGAGAGTATCTAGATAACATGAACATGTTATAACTCTAGGCAACCTTTAAGCTTGTATTATTATTTTTTTTATAAAGGAGAGTACAATTGAATATACCTATTGACATAGTATATTTTTCTAATTACTCTGGGAATACTAAAAGATTTGTGGAGAAGTTCAATGAAGATAGTTTTAGGATTCCTATTAGTACTACTAGGGACAGCGTTCCTGTATTTGATCGTAGGTACGTTATCTTTGTACCTACTTATGGTGGGGGCGAAGAAAGAACAGCAATCCCCAGACAAGTACGATATTTTTTAAATGTTAAAGAAAATCGTAAACTATTAATGGGAGTGGTAGGTTTAGGAAACACAAACTTCGGTGAGAATTACTGTAAAGCCGCAGACTTAATAAGTGCAAAGACAGGTGTGCCAGTCATTGCAAGGGTAGAAATATTTGGCACAGATGATGATGTTAATAAAATAAACGAAAGGTTAAAGCTGCTTTATGGATAAGAATTATAGTTACCACGAGTTAAATGCAATGTTGAATCTATACGGAGAAGATGGCAAGATTCAATTTGATAAAGACAAGGAAGCAGCAAAGTCTTATTTCCTAGACCACGTTAATCAAAATACTGTATTCTTTCACAGTCTTGAAGAGAAGCTAGAGTACCTTGTTGAGCATGAATACTACGATAAAGAGGTTCTTGATCAGTATGACTTTGAGTTTATTAAAAGTTTATTCAAACAAGCATATGAGCACAGGTTTAGATTTCAATCATTCCTTGGTGCCTACAAGTTCTATACTGGATATGCCCTTAAGACATTTGACGGTGAACGCTACCTAGAAAGATTTGAAGACCGTGTTTGCATGAACGCTTTGATGCTTGCACGTGGAGACGCTAAGCTTGCCCAAGATCTCGTAGAAGAGATTATCTCTGGGCGATTCCAGCCAGCTACGCCTACCTTCCTCAACTCGGGCAAGAAGCAGAGGGGCGAATTTGTTTCGTGCTTCCTGCTTCGTATCGAAGATAACATGGAGTCCATCTCACGGGGCATCAATTCTTCGTTGCAGTTGTCTAAGCGAGGAGGGGGCGTAGCTCTTAACCTAACTAACCTCAGAGAGGCAGGAGCACCAATCAAGAAGATTGAGAACCAGTCCTCTGGAGTTCTTCCAGTAATGAAACTATTAGAAGACTCATTTAGCTATGCAAACCAGCTAGGTGCAAGACAAGGGGCAGGTGCCGTGTATCTTAATGCTCATCACCCAGACATCATGTCATTCTTGGACACCAAAAGAGAGAACGCTGATGAGAAGGTTCGTATCAAAACTCTAAGTCTCGGGGTAGTTGTTCCAAACATTACTCTTGAATTAGCTAAGAATAATGATGACATGTACCTGTTTTCTCCATATGATGTTGAGCGTGTGTATGGTATTCCTATGTGTGATATTTCTATTACTGATAAGTATCAGGAGATGGTAGATAACCCAGACATTAAGAAAAAGAAAATGAAGGCTAGGCTTTTGTTTGAGACAATTGCTGAACTACAGTTTGAGTCTGGATACCCATATATCGTATATGAAGACACAGTAAATGAGGCTAACCCAATTGAGGGTCGTATTAATATGTCTAATCTTTGCTCTGAAATTTTGCAGGTAAATACGCCTACAACATACAATGCAGATCTTAGCTATGACAGCATTGGTAAAGACATTAGCTGTAATCTTGGTTCATTAAACATTGCTATGGCAATGGAGTCGCCAGACTTTGCTAAGACAATTGAGACAGCAATTAAGGCACTAACATCTGTTGCAGACCTAAGCTATATTGAGTCTGTTATGTCTATTGCTGAGGGTAACAAGAAGTCTAGGGCTATTGGTCTTGGTCAGATGAACCTGCATGGATACCTTGGTAAAGAAAAGATCCACTACGGTTCCGAAGAAGGCATTGACTTTACCAACATGTATTTCTATGCTGTTGTATATCACGCTATCAAAGCATCTAACGAGATGGCTAAGAAGACTGGCAGCCCATTTGACAACTTTGAGAATTCAAAGTATGCCTCTGGTGAGTTCTTTGATAAGTACACCTTATCAGAGTGGAAGCCAGCCACTAAGAGGGTTGCTAAACTATTTAAAGATTCAGGCATTGAGCTTCCAGACCAGGCTGATTGGGAGAAGTTAAAGAAGTCTGTAATGAAGCACGGTATCTATAACCAGAATCTTCAGGCAGTACCACCAACTGGATCAATTAGTTATATTAATAACTCAACATCTAGTATTCATCCTATCGCTTCTAAGATTGAGATTCGTAAAGAAGGAAAGCTGGGGCGTGTTTACTACCCTGCACCATTCCTAACTAATGACAACTTGGAATACTTTGAAGATGCCTACGAGATTGGTTCAGACAAGATTATTGATACCTATGCTGCTGCAACACAGCACGTAGACCAAGGCTTGTCGCTAACACTATTCTTTAAAGACACTGCCACTACTCGTGATGTAAACAGAGCACAGATTTACGCATGGAAAAAGGGTATTAAGACAATTTATTATATTCGTATTAGACAACTAGCCTTAGAGGGAACTGACGTATCGGAGTGTGTATCATGCATGTTGTAAAACCAATTAACTGGAATGCTATTGAAGATCCAGTAGATCTTGATGTATGGAATAGGCTTACATCTAATTTCTGGTTGCCAGAGAAGGTTCCACTGTCTAATGACATACAGTCGTGGGCTACGCTTAAGCCACATGAGAAGACTTTAACGCTTAGAGTATTCACTGGTCTGACACTTCTAGACACTGTACAGGGCACTGTAGGAGCTATCAAGCTAATTCCTGATGCTTCTACCCCACACGAAGAGGCTGTATTGACCAACATCGCTTTTATGGAATCAGTACATGCTAAGTCATATTCAAGCGTGTTCTCTACCTTATGTTCAACAGATGAGATTGACGAGGCGTTTAGATGGTCAGAAGATAACCCATACCTACAAAAGAAGGCAGACATTGTCATGCGTCGCTATGAGGATTTGCAGAAGCCACTAGAAAGAAAGATTGCTTCTACCTTACTAGAGTCATTTCTATTCTATAGCGGATTCTATCTCCCAATGTACTGGTCATCCAGAGCAAAACTGACTAACACCGCTGATCTTATTAGACTTATCATTCGTGATGAGGCTGTCCATGGATATTATATTGGATATAAATTCCAGCAGAAGTTTGCCCAGCTAAATGATGAAGCAAAGAAAAAGTTTCAGCAGTATGCCTATGATCTGACTATGGAGCTATACGACAATGAGTGTAAATACACAGCAGATCTTTATGATGAGATCGGTTTGACTGAGGACGTAAAGAAGTTCTTGCACTACAATGCAAACAAAGCACTAATGAATTTAGGCTTTGATCCATTGTTTCCTAAAGAGTTAACCGATGTTAATCCAGCCATCCTATCTGCACTATCACCCAATGCCAACGAGAACCATGACTTCTTTAGCGGTAGTGGATCATCTTACGTTATTGCTAAGCATGAAGCTACAGAGGATGAAGACTGGAACTTCTAAGCTCTGATACAATGTATGTATGAGTACAGATAAGGATGCTATGGATAACAAGCAAGTCAATCTAGACTGGAAGTCAAGGCATGATGAAAAATCAAAACAATATTCTATTCAATCTTATTTAAATAATAAGAGAGTGGTGAAGAGAAAAGTCTTCTGGGAAGAAGGCATTGTCCTTGATCAGGGTTCAGAAGGAGCCTGTGTGGGGTTTGGTTGGATGGGAAATATTTTATCCAATCCAAATGCTCCACTGCCTCAGCCGCAAGTGGCTCAGGCCAATAGTATTGCAAGAGGATACTACAAGCGTGCAAAAAAGATTGATCAATGGCCTGGGGAAGACTACGAAGGCACTTCTGTACTGGCTGGTGCAAAGATAATCCTTGAAGAAGGATTAATTGATAGCTACCGCTGGTGCTTTGGCATTGATGATGTTAGGACTTCTATAATCACTACTGGTCCAGTCGTAATTGGTGTGCCATGGAGAAGTGGTATGTATAGCACTAACAATGCCGGAATTGTCTCTGTTAGTGGTAACCTAGTTGGTGGTCATTGCCTAGTCATAACTGGTTATGATCCAGCAATGAAAATTGGTTCTGAAACCGTTGAAGTTTTTCGGTGGAGAAATTCTTGGGGTAATGGCTATGGGATCAACGGTTCTGCATACATAAGAGCTACAGATCTATCTAAACTATTATCAGTAGATGGAGAAGCCTGCGTACCTATTAAAACAAAGAAGCCATCGTTTAAGAAAAAGAACAATATAAGTGGACTATTTTTAAGGAGACTGTTGCGTGATGGGTGATCAAAAATCTACAACATTTAGTGCAAAGTGTAAAATTCTTAGTGATCTCTGGATTAGATATCGTAATGAAGAAACCCTAGAGGACTTCTTTAACTATAACGATATTAGTTTGCCTCTGGCATTTCTATTAGATGAGAACATTATTTCTGAAAAGAATTCTGCCATTGAAAGTTTTATAGAAGAAACGTTTATGTTATTCCTTAAAGCGGTAGAAATGGATGATGAGGGCTTTGAAGAACTTGACGAAATACTAGGTCTTGGTATAGAATAGAGTTAATGATTGGGATGTGGCGCAATGGTAGCGCAAGAAACTGTTAATTTCGAGGTTGCAAGTTCGAATCTTGCCATCCCAGCGCAAATATAGTTTAGTGGTAAAACTTAACCTTGCCAAGGTTACGATGCTGGTTCGATTCCTGCTATTTGCTCGGCCCTGTAGCTCAGTGGTTAGAGTGCCTCCCTGTCACGGAGGAAGTCGCCAGTTCAAGTCTGGTCAGGGTCGCAATGTAGTCGTACACAAACAAATACAAATGTCTTAGTACGGCATCAGATTTGACATAGATAATCTTAAGGGGTATACTTCTAACATAGCATTGCCTTCTTAGCTCAGTTGGCCAGAGCAACGCACTTGTAATGCGTAGGTCATCGGTTCGAATCCGATAGAAGGCTCGAATAACTTAATATAACCCATGGCTGCTGGGACAGAAATTGGACTGTAAATCCGATGCCGATTGGCTAGCGAAGTTCGATTCTTCGACGTGGGACTATAACTTAATATGCCCTCTTAGCTCAGCTGGTTAGAGCCCCGAACTCATAATTCGGTAGTCGTGGGTTCAAGTCCCACAGAGGGTACGGAAAGGGTAACAATGGAAAAAATAAAGGTATTAGATAAAGGCTACGTAAGATTAGTAGATGTGTTAGGCGGTGATCTGTCTGTTGTTAATGCAGCCAGGGTATCCTATGATAAAGAATCAGATGTTATGGAAAGCAAAGATATTAAACTAATTGATTTCTTGCTTAGAGAAAATCATACCTCACCATTTAGACATGCTGCTTTAACGTTCGAGGTATATGCCCCACTGTTGGTTGCTAGGCAGTGGTGGAAGTACGCTGTGGCATCTACCCATATTGATGATCAGAATGGTTGGAACGAATCTTCTCGTAGGTATGTTACAGAGTCTGAAGAGTTTTATCTTCCAAAAGCAAAACAGTGGAGAAGTAAGCCAACGAATAGCAAGCAGGGTAGCGGAGACCCTATCCCAGCTTCTGAAGGAAAGTATTATACCGAAGCTCTTAATAGAATTATAAAAGATGGAGTATCCCAATACCAAGAGGCAATGGAAGCTGGAGTAGCTCCAGAGCTTGCTAGACTATTCCTTCCAGCATATGCAATGTATGTACGGTGGCGTTGGACTGTATCACTACAGGGTGTTATAACATTCCTTGATCAAAGGCTAGGGCATGATGCTCAGTGGGAGATCCAGGAGTATGCCTCAGCGGTATCCACTTTAACAAATCAAAAGTTTCCAGTAAGTATGCACGCATGGAAGCATGGCGGTAAATAAGCATGTATAATAGATCTATTCAACTACAAAGGAGAGCAACATGACGACTGTTTATACTAAGGATAATTGTGTCCAGTGCGATATGACTAAGAGACTTATGGATAAGATCGGGGTAGAGTATGAAACAATTAACATTACCCAGAATCCTGAAGAACTAGACAGGCTAATTGAATTAGGTTATCGTGCTGCTCCTGTTGTTATCGCACCAGACGGCACTTCTTTTGCTGGATTTCAGCCCGATAAGATTACAGCTTTAGCTGCTTAGGTTACTTGTTTTTGTTTCTAATGGTATAATGATATAGATACTGATTGGAGAATCGTGACACTTATTAGCCCATGGCCTAAAGGCAAAACTATCAACACAGGAAGTCCCTTTGGATGGCGAACAGATCCATTTACAAAAAAGAGGTCTTACCACAGAGGAATTGATGTTGGTGGCACATTCCCAGTAACAGCTGCTGGAGATGGCAAGGTTGTTCACGTTGCTAATGAATGGCGTAACCTGACTCCTAAGCAAAAGATTAGACAGTCTGGCGGTAACGTTGTAGTTATTCAGCATGAAAACAATCTATTTACTGCATACTACCATGGTGCAGAAAGATCTAGGCTTAATGTTGGAGATCGTGTAAAAGCTGGAGATTTTATTTATACTTCAGGAAGCACTGGCAGATCCACAGGTGCCCACCTACACTTTGAAGTTCGTACCAGCAAGTCTGGTGGTCAAGTAGATCCAGTGCCATATCTAAATGCTGCACCATCTGCACCAGTAGACGTAAAGCCACAGCCACTGAAGGTTGACGGAAGACTAACAAGTGCCACATGGAAAGCATTCCAGCAAGCACTTAAGAGTGCTGGACACTACACAGGAATTCCAGATGGTAGGCCAGGGACAATGACCCATAAGGCAGTCCAAGCCTGGGCTGGTGTAAAGGCCGATGGGGTCTTTGGGCCTAATACTCGTAAAGCAGTGCAATCAAAGCTTGGGGTGAGGCCTGATGGTAATTGGGGTAGGCTGACCGTCAGTGCCCTGCAGAGAGCCCTTAATGCTGGAGACATAAAATAATGTTCTCCACTTTGATTGAAGTGTTTAATAGATTAAGCACTAATCGTAAGGATAAGATCGCTGCATCTGATGCCGCCCTTGCACAAGGTCCATCATGGAGACATCGCCGTAGATTAATCTATGGTGCATACATTGTTGCCATGCTTATGATTATCTTTGGTGCGGTTACTATTTTTACTACCAGTCAAATTGGTGTAGAGATGGTCATCGGCGGGGTATCATTGTTAGCGATCATCATAACTGCATATACTACATCAGCTACTTATGAAGATGTACGTCTATGGAATCCACCAGCACAAAGAATTAGGTTTGGAGAATCAGTGCCAGATGAACTTGACAACGGTAACCCTGATGGTCTATAATTAAGAATGTTGTAATCTAAAAGAAAGGAAACAACATATGTTAACAAGTACAGCCTTTTGGGCTTCGGCAGGAGAACGTGCAATTAAAACAGTTGCTCAGACTGCCCTAGCCCTTTTAGGAACCAGTCAGCTGGTTTCGGTATTGAATGTAGATTGGGCAGATATTGCTGGGGTTTCTCTCCTAGCTGGTATTCTGTCACTTCTAACCTCTGTTGCATTGCCTGCAGCAGAAACTAAAGCATCTGTGCGTGCACAGACTCAAGCAGCTCAGGCAGCCACTGCGGCTCCTGCTAAGAAGGCTGCAAAGAAGTAAGTATGCCAACATATCAGTATAGTTGTACTGATTGCGGCTTAGAAACAGATGTGGTCAGGGGCATTAAAGATAGTGCCCCTGATCTTTTCTGTAAAGCTTGCAATATTAAACTAAAGCGGGTATACTCTAATATAGGAGTTACTTTTAACGGTAACGGATTTTATAAAACTGATAACCGAAAGGGATAGACATGACTATTGCTGATGTAAAAGAACAAGTTTTAAATGTCCATGATCGTTGTGATTCTTGTGGGTCACAGGCATACGTAAAGGTTACTGGTTTTACTGGTGAACTTACGTTTTGTGCACACCACTATAATAAGATTATGAACACAGAATCTGGCAGGGCAGCTATGGATAATTTTGCATATGAAACAATCAATGAAAGCGATAGTATCAGTGGACAACGACAAGGACTTTAGAGAAGAAGTAGAAAAAGCCATAGATAATCTTATTTTAAATGGATTGGTTGAAGTAGAGTCTATTGATTCAGATACAGGAGAATTCTTGTATACCGTTTCTTCCAAACTAACAGAGGCTGTACCAGATATTCAAGAGGAGATAGAGAAAATGTTTTTAGAAACTTTAGATGATCTCTGGGTTAAAGGCTTTGTTTCTATGGATAGGACTCATCCCAATCCAAAAGTAAACTTAACAGATCTTGCATTTGATAAAGAAAGTGTTAGCCAGTTAAGCTACAAAGAAAATGTAACTCTTACTATTATTATGGACGCTATGAGGAGTAACGGAGAAATCTAAATGGAATATCTTGTGGGTTCTTTTGTAACGCTTGCTTGTGTCTTAGTTCTTAATAAGCTTATGTTTAAGCGTTTACCAGTTAAAGCAATAAAGATTAGCAATAGCCAAAGCCAATTATATAAAATTCTTTCTGAAATTAGCTATGTTGCAATAGAAAAAGAAAATAAATCTACACAGTCTTCTGACTATATGCATAAGACACATCTTAAGATAATGATTGTAGAGAAGAAAGCTTATTGGATTAAAGAGAACCAGCTTTATGTTGCAGAATATAACAGAAACGGTGTTATAGAAGAAACGGCAAAGCAAGTTGACACAATGGGTATGGATGCTGTAGAATTAAAACATACAATGTTTGTAGTAGAAAAACTAACGGAAGGAAACGGCAATGATAATCGTAGTTAATGGTAGCAATAAGTTTAATGATTATTCTATTTTTTTAAATGCTATGGGCACAGCAATGAATCGTATGGATGAAGAAGATAGGGCTATCTTCCTATATACCGCTGGTCCAAGACGTGTGAATGAAATGGCTACGGAGTTCTCTAATGTGTCTGAGCGTGGCCTCAAGGCTCGTGGGATTAAGATCCAGGTTCGTAAGGTTCCTCAGACCTGGATCCTAGAGTATTTTTCTGACATTGATTACTTTGCATACTTTGCCTTGCCAAAAGAGCCAATCCCCTCTATCGTAGATTCTGCTGAAGCCAAAGAAGTAACTGTAGAGATCTATAGGTACTGATAAAACTCAGCGGTAATAAAAACTCATTCTTATCTATTGCGAGAGTCAATGGGCAAAGATTGAAAAATAGAAACATTGCTATTCCTAGCAATTAGGAATAGCATTAAAAGGTAAAAGACGTAGAAAGCGAAGACAGTGCTAATTTCATCTATCGATAACATGGAAAAAATTGTTACTAAAAATAAAGAGCTTGAGTGGGATGGCTGGGATGTCGTACACTTCTACCCTTCAGATAAGGCTCGCACATCAAAATTTGGGGCACTTGTTAATGATAAGTGGTGCATGGTGAAGCGTTTTGTGATCACCGAAAAAGGGTGGGAAATCCCTAATAAGATAATGAGGTAATGTATGGATAAGCATTCCTGGAAAAATGATGCCTCGTGTTATGGGTATGACACTAATTTCTTCTTTGATAAGTACGAAGAAGATGAAAATCTACGACCAGCAATTGATAAACTTTGCTCTACCTGTCCAGTGAGGAAGGAATGCTTCGCCATTGGTGTATCCCAGAAAGAGTGGGGAGTATGGGGTGGTGTGTACCTAGAGAATGGTACAATTTCAAAGGAATTTAACAATCATAAATCAAAGCCAGATTGGGAAAAAACCTGGCGTAAACTAACAATGGATGACTAATATGTATACACAAGAGATGGCAAGAGCTTTTCGTTCAGTAGCACACTACTGTCCTAAAGGCTTTGGCTTAGACGTAATAGATAATGATAACTTCATTACTCTTAAGGCTGGAGAGAAGCAGTTTATGAGGCTCTTAGATGCAGATAAGCGTAGGGCTGTAGAGTATATGGTTAGGGCTAAGAAAGCTCTTGAAGACAATGGGGCAATCGTACTGATTGTAAGAGAAGGCGGAGAAGAATAATGATTAATGTGTTGCAGCTATTTGTATTTATTTTCTTTATTTTATTTTTATTTTCAATAACATTTTTATACTTGGATTCAAGAATAAAGTATCGTAAACTCTTAGCTGGTTATGCAGCTAATCAGATTGAAAAAGAATACTTTAAGAAGAAGCTTGCAGAACAGCTGGTCAACAAAGAAACTAAGCGGGTTGAGCAGACTGATGGATTCTTAAAGTTTGTATCTGAATCAAGGGATTGGGCATTCCAGTACATTGAAAGTGTGCAGGACTCTATCAAGTCGCTTGATGAAGCTAAGGTATTAATTAATAATACTAATGTTAAAGCAGCAGATCGTAAGAGGGCTTTGGATATTATTGATGGTGTTCTTAAAAACCTACCAGATTAATTGGGGAAATGGTGTATACTAGAATTGTCTTTGAAAAATGAAGACCAAAAAACAAGGAGAGAAAATGAGTCCATGGTTAGTGTTTGAATGGGCAGCTGCAATTAGTTTGTCAGCTGCTGTAGTTGTTGGTTCCATCTTTGGAATTACTGTTGGAGCAAAATACTTAATTGGTATTTCTACAACCGATTGGTTCAAGAAGTAGGATAATATCATAGCAATCCCCAGGTTCGCCACGGCAGCCTGGGGTTTTCTATTTGCTATCGTGGTATAATTAAACTGTCCCGTACAGGACCTTAGTGATGGTTTAGTTACCCATTTATTAGATCGGGCCTTCGTGCCTGAATTTCCTTGTACGGGACATTTCCTTTTGCCATACAAGGGTAAGACCCTGAGAGCCTCTTAGAGAGCTTTAGACAAAACTAGGGGTACTAGTGTATACCCTTAAATTTAACTACTGACTAATAAGACTAATATACTTTTCTTTTAATGACTCTGGAGAGAACAACTCTTTGCCAAGATCAAAAGCTCTTTGGTTTTCTCTATTCTGGTTAGAAACAAAGTTATCAACCATAGCGGCTAGAGCAATTGGGTCTGCTGCATAGACTGGTAAGACTGTTCTTGTTTTTATTTTGTCAATCTGCTTAGACTCTACCAGCCATTCTTTTGGCAGCACAAAACTATTTGGGGAAATGTTAGTCATAAAGACTGGTAGGCCACTCAACAATGCTTCATTCATTGGCAGGCATAACCCAGCATATCTTCTTGGCAAAACCATTGCATCAAAACCCACGTAAAGATCTGCACTGTTATCTGGGTTACTACTGTCTATGCGTAACCTAGAGTCTGCTGGAGGTCTCTCTAGCTTCTGTGGGTTCTGTACCTTGATCACAAGCTCATAGTCTGCGGTAGAGTGTTTAAGCATCTCCATAACTGTGTTAGTACCATTGCGGTCAGCATCAGCTATTTTGCCAGCAATATGAAGAATCTTATTGTGTGGCTTGTCTGTTATGTTTGACTTCCTAGCAGAAGAAAACTTTTCTAAAGATGTTGGTGGTGGGAGATGGACTACCTTTGCTTTCTTGCCAAAACTATTAAGTACTACATCAAAGTTCCACATGCTAGGAGCAATAAACACATCTGGTACAGGAAGGTTTGGATCTCTTAGATTATCTAAAAACTCAAAGTTATACTGTAATAATGTCTTTACGCCCATTTTTTTAGCAATATTAATAAAGTTTCTATTATAGAATGTCTCGCAACTTAATACTGCATCAAGACCCTCTAGAAAATTCCTAGCCTCTTCATCTGTTATAAATCCACGTGAGCTTTCTGTAACATTATATCCCTTATAAAGTTTTGGAAACTGTTCATTCTTATTAAAATAAAAAGAATTAATTAGTAGCACCTTGTCTGGATTAAGCATTTTTGTAAGCTCATAGGTTTGATTCCCCAGCCCAGTCTTATCTGATCTTGCAATGATTCCTAGTCTCATGCTTCTGTTAGCCCCCATGCTTCATCATCGGAAGTAAATTTTCTAAGATTCTTCCTACCATTCAAGTCGTCAACGATTCTTATGTCTTTTTTGGGAGGGTTATAGAGCCAGAGTCGATGCTCGTCCCACCTCTCTTTTGTTTCGTGGCAGTCAGAAAAAACTTTACCATAAAACTTATCTTCAATAAAAAGTTTCGGGGTAGTGTTAGGAAGTACCACATCTCTATAATAAGATACATAAGAAAGGTGTGGCTGCTGGCTCCACTGGAATGTCTTAATAAAGTTTCCATCTTGCTCAAGCATTAGGCGTTTGTGTGACTTCTCAATACTCTTATTGAATGTATAGAATCTAACTGTATAGGCCTTCTCCGAGGCGAGCATGGCGACTAACTCATCCCAGTCAATATCTAAATTATCTTTGAATGCAATGTCTCCCTCAACATAAAACATAAGCGGAGTATCGATCATGTCAATAGTTCTTTCCATCATTGTGGACTGATGACAATGCTCAGGAAGTATAATGGGCAAAACGTTTTTATATTCATGTAACGATTTCCACAGAATTCTATTCTTGTATTCGTCATATTGTTCTTTACGGTGTAGCTGCTCTTCTCTAAGACCATCTACCTGTAAAATAATTTCATTATCTGGAAAGTACTTTCTGATGGATCCTATTACTTGGTCTATAATTGCAGTATCTGGATGGGTAACTAGAACAGAGGTTGGTACAATAAATGTGATATCTTTAGTCTTCATTTATTTGCTCCATAATCTTATTAGAAAAATCTCTCTTATACTTAATCCACCAGGATACAGCTTGATGCATGTTGTCAGGGTAGTTACTTTGTATACTAGACAGTATATCACCTAGATTGTTCCAGTCATCTGTCTTTGGTGTAGGGGCCTTGCCATCAAAAAGAAATTCCCAGAAGTCAAAATGTTTTCCTCTGGATGTTTTTGTGTCTCCAATAGGAAGGGCTAACATCTCTAATGCCTCATAGAATCTAAAAGAATCTACTGAAGCTATCCCAGCAGGGGCTGGAACAACCATTGAGGCTATCATTTTAGAATAGTAAATGCTTCTTGGATCCCCTTGCATAAAACCAGGAGTCGCTAAATAATTATCTATTTTCAAATTTTTTATAGCTTTTGCTAACTGTCGCCTTCTACTGTGGGTTATTTGTCCAGCAAAGAATACTTCGTTTGTCTTGCTTGTATATTCTGGAATATCCTTTTTCATTGTCATTGGGGCACCAATTGGCATCTTAAAATATTTCCTATGCCTCTTGTATGGGTACTGTTTCCAAATTATAATGTTGGGGTGATGAATTCTTTCAACATCAAAATCACCACGCTCATCAGACGTAATAAATAATACTATTTTATTAATAGACAGAAGCTCATTAGAAACAAGTTTCTCCATCCCTGCCAAATCGGATCCAGACAATACAACAAATGCTCTATCTATCTTGGGCAAAGAAAAAACCTTTAAAATCTTTATATTGTTTTTATTAAAAGCCTCTTCAACAAATCCGAAGTCATCTTTGTCATTAGCAAAACATAGTCCTTCAAAGCTAAGAAGAAACGCTTTGGGCTTATCCAATATTAAGTTCCTTAAGAATTGTTTCCCATCTATGCCTATAGGTATAATTATTTTTAACTAAGTTATGACCAGCAAGACGGATCTTTTCACGCTCTTCGTCGTTCTCCAGGTAGTAGTCAATTAACTCTTTTAATTGTTTAAAATTATTATATTCATAAAAGACTAAGTGTTCTTTATCAGTAAATTCTTTTTCCATACCTTTGATATAAGGGTGAATAATAAATCCACCACGACCAAGGGTTTCGTATACCCTATCAGACCAATAGCTAGGGTAAGTAAAGTCAGGGCATAGGGTATCTCCAACAACAACCTTTGTTCTAGCATATAAAGTATTGAGAGGCTCTCCCCGCATTGCCCCAAGTCCATCACCCCCGTAGTGCCTGAACCGTCTTTGGTATGTGTTGGTTAACCATTCAATAAGTTTTGGGCGGTAGGGCCACTCATGATGGTAGCCCTTACTGCCAACAAAGATAACATCAAACTTCTTAGCCGTAGCTTGATAGTAGCACTCCTGATCGTATACTCCAGCAGGGATGTAGTGCCCCTTGACCAATGTGTTTTTATTAAACCATTTGGCCATTTGCTCATCTACGGTAAAGAAGTGTCCTATGCTTTTGTAGATGGGGTCTGTCTCTAAATCTTTTTCTCTTTCTAGTCCAAGCCACAAATCTAAATGGTATGTCATTGTGGGGATGCCTTTTTGCTTTAGCTCGGTAAGAACGATATCCATTCCAAGATTTCCAGGAGTTTTCCAGCCATGAGTATGCACCCAAATAAAAAGATCTGAAGATAAAGCTGCTCTAAGTATGTCCTGGCTTGTATGGTGTTGCTCTTGTAGCTTTGTGACCTTGTGCCCTAAAGACTTTAAGCTTTTAGCGTGGTGTGATTCAGAGCTAAAATTAACTTTAAAGTTACCTAAAAATACAATGTTTGCCAATTGACGCAGACCCCTTCCTTACTTATATAATACCATATGGTAATATTATATAGATAGCTTATGAAAATTACAATTGTGTTGCTAACCTGGCAAAGGATCGCATCCTTAAAAAGAACCCTACTTACTCTGTCTAATCAGACGTATAGGGACTTTGACGTGTATGTCAGCAACTCAAGCGAGAGGAGTGCTGCGGCAGCAGAGCAGTATGCCAAATACTTTTCCGATAAACTAAGCATAACTCTTTCACATGATAGTAATGAGCACTATGCCTATAGAAGACTAACTATAGCTAGAGACCTAGCCAAAAGCGGTACCGAAATAGTATTATTTATTGATGATGATATAACTATATCAGAGAAGTATGTCCAGGAGATACTGGATACATATGAGCCAAACAGCTACTGCTCGGCCTATGCCTGGAGATTCTCAAACAACGGTCAGGATTATTACAGACATAGGAAGAAAGCCTCTGATAACTTAAAGACAATCCATTATTGTGGTACAGCAGCCTCTATAGTTGATGCTTCAATTTTCTTAGATGATAATCTTTTTAATCATCCAGAAGAGGTTTATTTGATGGAAGATCTTTGGCTGTCCTATTTTGCTCAGCATGTTAAAGGCTGGAAACTAAAGTATGTGCCATTAAGCAATATCCATATTGGTGGCTCAGATCCTAATGCCCTGTCTAAAAAAATAATGAAAGACAAAGCAAATAGTGGTACGCCAGATAAAGCAGACTTCTTAAGAACCTTGGTTAATGAATATGGTTGGGAACTTAAAGACTAATAGCTTTAGCAAATACTACCCTCGAAGCCATCTTACTTGCTGAAATGATAGCAATGGGTGCTGAAATGCTTAGAACAATACCAGCCCACATCTGAGGCTCTGCCCATGCCCACTGCCAATAGTTGAAGGTATGAAAGGCATTAGCCAATACAGCAATACCACCAAAGGAAATCATTCCCCATAGAGCACCATTGGTACGCTCCTGCTGCTCATCTTCATCAAGCCTAGATGCTAATACAAGGTAGGCTACCAAGAACAATAGGTACATGATCTCAACAAAGAAGAAGAATAGCCCAGCCATCCATGCCTGAGCAAGTCCTACAAAGACTGCTACAGAAGTAATACCATTAAATGATACTACTGCGGATGAAAGGAATGCAATCCCAATACCAATGATCCATGCTACTAATACTACGTTTTGATCTACCTGAATTTTTGATGCCCTCTTTGATTCTTGAAGGACATAACGTTCGTGCTTGACCTTGCGATCCCTAGTAGCAGCACGATTACTAATACCAGTAGATGTTTTTCTAACAGCAGTTTTTCTTTTAGCCTGCTGTGGCGTATTGGTGTTGTAGTTCATGTTGGTACTAATTTTATTTTGTGTTGCCATTATGACTCCTGTAATCTATTCCAAGTTCTTAATCTGTGACAATTAGAACATACTAGTTCGCACTTAGCGATTTCTTGTTTAATTGTTTTAATACTAGCTTCTGAGTTAGCAAGTCTAGCAATTGTTTGTTTCTTATCTCCCAGATGATCAAAGTCCATCTGATAGTAATGGTATGCTTTGCCACAATCAGCACAGGAACTAGACTCTTTAATCTTTCTAACATATTCACGATTACGATGTCTAATTTTTTCCCTGCTGCTTTTTGAGCTAGCATTCATTTAGTTATTAAACCACTCTTGATCGATAACATTATTTTCTGTTTGTGCATAAGCAAGAAGCTCATCTACAGCACCATAAAAGTCAGGACTTGTTACCTGACATACACTGTCATCATTATACAAGAGTTCGCCAGACCAATATCCAATGCCGTCTCCTTCAGCAATTTTACTGACGATGATTGTAAGTTCTCCGTTTTTCATTCAAAGCCTTTCGGTATAGTTGCATAAACAACTACTACTAGTATACACAATATTATTTGCTTTGTTGCTCTTTAATAAAGTTATACCAGGCAGTCCAAGCATAGATTGCTTCTTCTGCATAGTCTAAATCTTTATCGTCAGCTTCAAATGACCAATTGCCAGCTTGATATATATCATTGTCTGTTCCGTCTTCAAGTTTCCAAGACTTTAGGAACTCAACTTTTGGCACTTTTGTCTCATCAAAATTAAACATGATTCCTCCTTAATTGATTGTAAGTTAATTGTCTCACAACACTAAGAGAGTGTCAAGTTATAGTTCTGAGATGATTCTAATTGCACGCTCAAGGCCAGGGATAAGATCAACCTTGCCAGTCTTCTGACACATTATAATTTCAAACTCTAATTCTTCAATAGCATTATCCATAAATTTAGTATATCATGTATTGACACCACTATCATAATCGTGTAGAATAGGTATATGAGCGAACAACTAAGTACTAAGAGAGAAGTGACTCGTAAAGATAAAGTCATTACCTTTTATGGTAGGACTATCCATATCATACACTACCTTCCACAAACCTGGTATGTTTCAAACTATGGATTTTCTCTTACTAATTTTAAGGGTTGGACTTTAGATATCTTCCTTGGGAGAAGTGTCCTTGTATTTAAAACATTTAGCGATAAGCAAAGGTAAATATGAGTAACGTTATAGCATGTCCTAACTGTGGAATACAAAGCTTAGGTGGGACGGGTGGCCTTGCTTGGTGCATGAATACTGACTGTGCTTTTCTTTGGAAAGATTATGAGATGATTGACTTTAAGAGTGTAGGGGAAGAGAACTGATGAGTGATACATACCCTGAAATGTTGGTTGATGTTTTGGAGTACTTGAATGAGCGAGCGTCCCAGGAGCGAGATGCTTCGGCTGGGGCCGATTCGTGGCTGACTAACGAGGAGGTCTCTAGGTTTGCCTATGAGGACGCAGTGGAATCTTTGGAAGACCTCTTGGAGGAAATGCTTAGCCGACACCAGGCGAGCGACAATGACCGAGAAACTTTTGCGGCCTACAAAGCCAGACATGGGGAGAACTAATGAGTGATACACCTGTACCGGCAGACAATACAACCTGGGATTACCAGCTTGGCTACAACCAGGGCGTCAAGGCTGAGCATGATCGCATTGTTCGGCTGCTGGAGCTAGAAGCTTCTGAGTGGCTTTCCCATGATGGGGAATGTGATTGCAAAGTAAAAGGTGAAGAGGGACTTAGACTTGTTTCAAAAATTAAAGGAGAGATGATTGAGCTACTGTAGATTTATGGAAGCTGATGTCTATGTATTTATGGACACTGGTGGCTTTCTTAATTGTTGTGCGTGTAACATTACAGATGATGAAGATCAGTGGGGATCTTTTCATGCATTCAGCACGGTAGAGATGATAGATCATTTAAACACACATAGGATGCTAGGACAACATGTCCCAGAAAGTGTGTTTAAGGAAATAGAAAAAGACGACCAAAAGAACTTTATGGTTAAGGTTGACGATTGGTCACAAGCAGATCTAGATGGGTGGGAAGTTGATGGCAGAAGTATTTCTTATTAGTGACACACACTTTGGTCATAATAATATTATTAAATATTGCAATAGACCTTATGAAAATGTGGATGAAATGGACAGCGCTTTGATTAAGAATTGGAATAGTGTTGTCGGACCTAATGATAAGGTGTACCACCTTGGGGATCTAACCATGAACCCTAAACACTTGTGGATAATGGATCATCTTAATGGTACAAAGATTTTAATTAAAGGCAATCACGATATCTTCCCCATCAAGGAATACCTCCCTCACTTTAAAGATATTCGGGGCAGCCACAGTATTGCTGAAATGCTACTCACACACATACCAGTGAACAAGCAACAGTCTAGTAGGTACAAAGCTAATGTTCACGGTCACCTACATGATAAACTAATTAAAGATAATTGGTACATTAATGTGAGTGTAGAACAAATAAACTATACGCCAATTGCTTTGGATGATGTGATTGCTAAAGCTCGAAAGATTAAAGTTAAGTGATGAATAAGATTTGTATTAGATGCAAAGTGAATGAAATGAACAGCAAGAGTAAGTCTTACTGTAAACCTTGTGATGCCGAAAGGCAACGAGAAAGACATTCCAAGCACTGTGATGAGATAAATCGAAAACAACGTAAGAGACGTGCTGATGACCCAGAGACTGTTCGTGCTGTTCAACGGGCTTATTCTAATTCTGAAAAAGGAAGACAAATAGATAGAAGCAAGAAACGTAGGAAGCGAGCCACGATAGCCAAAAATGGTTTTGAGAAATATGTAGAGCAGGAAGTAATTGAAAAATACGGTACGATATGTCATATCTGTGGATTTGAAATAGACATGTTTGCTTCTAGAAGAGTTGGTTTTGGAAACTGGGAAAATGGTCTACACATTGATCATCTTATTGCTATTGCGAGAGGTGGTAGAGATAGCTTAGATAATGTTAGACCTTCTCATGCATTATGTAATATTATTAAGGGAGCAAAAGATTTTAAAAGCTCGGCGGATATGAGTTCGGCGGTGAATAAGAGATGATCCACTCTATAGACAACTGTACCTGCTGGGTATTTTCTTATAGTGCATTATCTAAATCTATTTGCAGGACATGTCTAGACAATGGGTGTTCATGCTTGACACAAAAGGAATAGTAGAGTAGAATAATATTATGGGAATGAAAAAGATTATCAAAGAAATTAAGCGGTATGGTGATAAAGCACATAGCAATGGTTATGATGAAGGTACGTTTGATCGTGCAGAGTATTATAACGAAGGCTATCGTGAAGGATATAATGAGGGCAACACTGATGAAAGAGAAAGAGTTCAGCGTGTTCTTAATATGATGTCTGAACAAGAGATGCTAAGTGGTAGTGGTACTAAAGCTAAAATGTATCGTGATATTGCTGAGCTTTTGGCTTTTGTTTATGACCCTGTAAAAGCCAGGGAAGAACTAGATCTGGAAGACTTTTAATGAAAACCTGTAAACTGTGTGATAAGACAAAACCATTGGGTGATATGGGAATTAGTAATGTTGGTCGTAATACTGGAAAGATTTGGTATAAGAATGTGTGTAAGATTTGTGATGCTCATTTGACCAAGACTACTACATATTTGAGGAAGATAACTCCCAAGCCTAGTGCTGATCATGTCTGTAATATTTGTGAAATGAGTTATGATACATATCATTTGGATCATGACTGGAAGACAGATGAGTTTAGGGGTTGGCTATGCACTGGATGTAATACTGCTTTGGGTCGTTTTAATGATGATGTTAATATGCTAAAGAAGGCTGCCAACTATTTAATGAGAACTGGTAGTAATTCTGGAAAGTCGTGGGGTAATGATTAAATACTTTAAACGTAGGATGAAACACTCCTATAATGAACTATGGCATATGATCTATGGATTTGATGAGTATTCTGGAGGACTATTGTTTAGATATGAAGATGCTCAAGACAGGATTGAGTCATTGAAGACTACCAGGGATATACTCCATAAGCGTATTGGTAAACTAGAAATTGATCTAGCAAAACTTTCGGGGCATAAAGAATAAGCCCCATTACCTATATAACAATAACCCCTAGTTAGATAACAACTCTATATGCTTCTCTATAAGAGCATAAGCCACAGACATAAAGACTAAAAGGCTAAAGATTAAAGAACCAAAGAAGAATGACTGCATATAGATATTATAGCTTATATCCCCACATCGTGCAATGTAGGAGATACTCCACATTGAGCAATGTCAGCGTTCGCCGACACATAACGTAATGTCAGTGAACGCCGACATTAGCTACACATATAGCCCTAATGTATAGTATGTTAGACATTATAGTTGTCATTCTAAGAGGACATATCAATCAAGTGTACTCTTGGTAGGACATGAACAGATAACATTATGTGTGTACAGTTTGTATGCGGATATCTCAATACCCTCGAAGTTATCCACAGGTTATTAACATGTTATCAACAGTTTATCTTACTGAATAAGTGGAGTAGAGTGGTTATAAGTGGATGAAAGTGGTTAATGGGTATTAGTGCACATCTAATTAAACAACTTAATATCTTCCAGCGACTTTTTACACTCCTTCATAATAACATTTAGCATGATATGTGTTGGTATAGGGGGATATACCAACAGATGTGTTCTATCACGCTTACTCATCATCTCCACTTTCATCAAACCTTACATCAATGCAATTCTCGCTATCAGATATAGTAGCCTTATGGCCTAGGAGGCTAAGGGTACTATCGGAGTTGATAGTCCTAGTGCTTTCTACTACCAGGCAATTAGATTCAACTGTCTGGGTGACAGTATATACACCTTCGTGGTGGGTAATGATTGAGAAAGGGTCATCAGTCTGATACCCGACGATCTGTTGGGCCCCGAGGGTAGCGACGAACGCTACAACTCCAAGACCTACAAGGCCTAATACTGGAATGAATGCTTTATCTTTTTTATTCTTCATATACATAATATTACAGCAAAACAATGTTTTTGTCAAGATCCTTTTCAAAACTAATTAAAAACATATAAAAACTGGGGGAAATGGATTAAAAATCCATCATTCTTTTCCTTTTATATATATCCATATACCTATCATAATAGAAGAGAATACTAACAGTGTTATATACTCTATGGTAGGTATTGATACTGGGTCTAACATATACCCTCAAACTTTTTGGGATTTTTTTGATCCCTTCGTAATGTATTGTTTGTTTATATTATCTTATAAGACGCAGCCGGTATCAATCATTGACCAATACAACTAATGTAACTATAATAAAGATAATCATTATAGTACATACTATAGTATTCATACCACACTCCTATTGGATCTTATCATACTTTGGGGAAAAAATCAATACCTTCGTAAAGATTTTTAATAGTATTGTTAGGTATATGAAGGTCCGGCCCACCTGCCCCACCAGATCGATGGGGCAGGTAACTAGGGATAGCTTATTGGATAGCTCCCTCAAGACCAGCGGATTTCTCAAGCTCATAGACATCTTCCCAACCTTCATCTTCTAGCTCAAGTAATTCTAAAAGGTCATCAAATGTTTGCTCAATCAGCTCAGCACCTTCATCAGTAAAACCAATTATGAAGTCAAAGTGATAAGCCATAGCCATAGGGAAGCCAAGATTTCTCTCAAGAATAAAGTCTACAAAGTCTCCTTCTTGTCCATAGCTAGTGAAGAATTGGGATAGAATAATTACCTTATTGTCGAATGATGTTGTCATTTTTTTCTCTCCTATGATTATGTCTTTTATCCAGTCTATTCTATTTTGCTTTTCTTGTCTAGCAGAACTTGTCATCTCATCAAATCTTTCATATACTTCTGCCCTCGCTGTTTGGGCAAAGTATCTTCCGACAAGTGTTGGGTCTGTTCTAATATCAGCAAGTAAGTCGTATAGTTTAGAGGCTACAATTTCCTCTTTGTTTTTCATATACTCCTATTCTACCCTACTTCCCTGAATGCGTCAATCTGCTCATACTCAGGCAGGGCCCACAACAGGTTAGCTACCCGCTCGGGGATGTCAGTATAGGTCTGGAAGAATGTTGCTTTGTCTATCCAGAAATCAGCGTCTGGTGTGTAGTCACCTCCTAGGTCAGTGTCCCAACCTAGTGTCAACCTTTTAGTCTCTATTGGTGTAAGAGTGATGGTATGGTCTTTCATGTGCCTACCGCTACCATAGGGGTCTTGAACATGCTTATAGGCATAAATGTCAATAGCCCACCCTTCTTCAGCATATTCAGTTTCATACCCACGCCTATCCCAAATGTTTAGGTCATAGTTATCAGTAACTATACTATTGTTTAGACTAATTGTTTCAGACATATGCTCCAGTGCTCCTGACTGCGTATTTGGCAAGGTACTCATCTCTATCATACACCTCTGAGATGTAATGCGCAAGTCCACCAGCACCAACAGCTGTCCAATCCTCTTGATGGATACTAATAGTTTTATTAGTGTAGTCATAGACTGGAACATCATACCCGTCGCCACTACTAGGCAATTCATTGATGGCCACGCCTACTCCAGTTTCTTTATCCCAATCAGTGTCAATCACTCTTGAAACAAAGATACGTGTAAAGTATGACTCGTCATTTTCTCTAAGCATTGCATGTGAAATAGCCTTAGCAACAATCTCATGCCTATCCATTCCACCCCAATGTAAATAAATAAAGATAGTGTTGCCATTGCTTGTCTTGATTCCAACGTTAGCTCTGTCTCCCATTATTCTGCTCCTTCGAACATTATTTGAATTTTTGCCAAATCCTCGGCGGTAAGGTTATCTATGGCTTTCATACCATAGTCGAGTACATCTTCCATTGCTTTATCGAATTCATTCATAGTTCTACCTTATCATCTACCACTGACACTGAGCGTGGATCGAATCCACTTGATACTAGGACTTCAAACAATACCGCTGCATATTCATCGCTCTGAGAGATAGGCCATCGCCTCCTCTGCTAAGGACGTTTCCATTGCATCTTCAATACCTAATTCATCTTTGAAATATTGGCAGGTATCTAA